GTCCCAAGAAATAGTATGTTGTGAAAAGGGGGGGGTATAGAATATATTACCGAGTATATACGGATATAAATGACTACCTAATGGAAAAGTGTTTTGGGGATAGACGTAGTCGTAAGGGGGAACCCCTTCTAAAGAAATCATTTTTATGGTCGGGACCCGGGTATTACGTAGTAATATTTGGGAGACCATAAAAATGTAAGGAAAACTTCATTCTTTCCCGTAGGGAAATCACGTCATTTTCCTTACATCGAATAATATATCTTAGTATATAAAATTTCATTTTCTTTGTATCCGTAGGATATACAGCTCTAATTAAAAGTAGGTGAAACTGGAGGAAGTATTAACGATATATATAATTTGATAGAAAGGAAGTGTAATATATAAGATGATTTTTTTGAATAAATTAAATGGTATGGATTTAGCTAGAGTAGTATGCTATCCTGATGATATTCCTAGATTAGATAGAAATACTGCTATAATTATACCTACTAATGATGAAGGAACTTTTTATGAAATAGCTACTAAATTAAAGGCTGGTAGAGGGAATTTTAGAATAAAGAATCCTAGAGGTGTATTTATTCCTAAAACGGCAAAATTTAAAGTAGGTAAGAAGACAGATATCTATAAGAATAAAACTTATAGTGATGATGTAGCTTTAGCTAATAAGAATGGATTCCATATAGCTACTTATAGTACGGGATTATTTAAAGATTATAATATGTTTTTTAATTATTGTAAAATAATAAATGAATTCTTTGTGGGGAAGATGAATAGTGGAATAAATACTACTATATGGAAAACAGTAATCGATTTTAAAGGAGTTCAACACGAAAAGAGATATATTTTATTTTGTCCAGAATTAGTTAATATGAATATAAGAAGTGGTAGTAGTATAGTAGCAGGATCGTATAAATTTAAAGATCCTTATATTAGCTTTTTATGGAATTTAAAATGGCATAAAAATGAAATGATAAATTTACTGAAAAATAACAATTGTAAATTGATATGGACAGATTGGAAGATGACTTTCGTAGTGGACTATAATAACGATACACGAAGTCCTGAAGATATATATGATAATATATTCCAGAACATTAGAAAAATGGCTATGGGCAAAATGGCAGGAAATGGAGATGAAGTAGAATATACTGAAGCTTTAATAGACGCTGTAGCTAAAGCAGATGAAGAGAATTTAGAGACTGCTTTAAAAATACAAGAAGAATTAGAGAAGAAAGAAAAGCCTATTAGTGGTATAAGTAATAAGAATACAGTAAATAGCTTAAAACTCAGTAGAAAAGAAGAAAAAGAAGCTAAAGCTATAGAAGCAGCATTAGCAGTTACTAAAATAATAGAAGACAGTAAAGCTGTTAAACAAAAAGTACCTGTTAGACAAAGTACTTTAGAAAAAAGACAATCTTCTATAAAAGAAAGAAATCTGACAGAAATAATGGCCAAAATGGAAATGATGGCGGATAACGTATTGAAGCCTGATACTTTAAGAGAAGGAGAAATGTTTGGTGAATTTAGTATTCAAAATATGGATAAACAATATGAAGAAGTGGCTAAAAAAGATAGAATAGAAATCGCTGAATCTTTAAATAAAAATAGTATACCACTTTTCTTAACAAATTATAAAGAAGAAAAGAATATGACTAGTAAAGATACTAATTCTCGTAAAGTACAAATGACATTTGAAAGTCCAGATAATCCTAAAGAAAGACATACCTTTACCGTAGATATTCCTGAATTAAAAGATGGTAAGTTCTTACATATAGGAGGATCTGACAAAGTAATGATTCGTCAGAAGATGGCTTTACCTATAATCAAATTAGAAGATAGCGTTTGTTTTACTACATACTACAATAAAATGTTTATTACTCATTCTACAGGAAATTATAATAAGGTAATATTTAAAATACGTAAATTCATTAGATGGCTTAGAAAAGAATATCCTGCTAATGAATTGAAGCAATGGTTTTCTTTTACTCCTACTTACTTTAAAGCTAAAAAAGAAAATAAGTTGTCTCCTGAATTATTAGAAATAAGTAAATTCTTCGAATATATGAAAGTAGATGAGAATAACTGGTTAGACCTAGCAGGAAATCCTCCACAAAAACTAGCAATGATAGACGGAACTATTTTTAGTTGTAACTATCACGATGATGTAATATTTGGAGAAAATGGTAAGGACACTAATGTGATGAATGTGTTCCATACTTTAGTAAATAAATTACCTGATAAGGATATGGTAAATATGTGGAATACTATAGCTAAATCTAAAGCGAGTGATGCTATGGTTTATTCTAGAGTAAAGGTACTTAATCAAAATATTCCTTTAATCTATATTTTGTTACAAGCATTCGATGAGAATCTACTAGATATATTAGAAATACTAAAAAATGATTATGGACTACAATATCAAATTACTTCTTTATCACAAGGAGAAAAACCTAATAAAAAATACGATAAAGATGATACTGATAGATTCTTATTTAATAATTTCTATTTAGATATCACTTATAAAAATATACCTAATAGATGTCTATTAACTCCATTAAACGATGTAGATTTAACTTCTTATAATAGTCTAAATCTTAAGGGAATTATAGACGACCTTATTCCATCGTCTAATACTGTACTTTATTTAGAAAACTTTAGAGATCTTTTTATAGATCCTATTACTAAGCAAATTATGGAAGATTGCGGTATGCCATCTAATTATGGAGAAGCTCTAATATACGCCAATAGTATGATGTCTAACTATGACCGTACTCGTAGTGATATATCGTTAAAAAATGAAAGAATGCCTAGTAACGCAGAAATAATAGAAGGAGCTCTTTATAAAGCTATTTCTAATAGTTATCAAGAATGGTCTGTTAAAAAGAAAAGAGGAGCTAAAAATGCAGCATTCTCTGTAGAGAAAAATGCTATAATAAAAATATTATCTACTTTACCAAACGTAGAAGAATCTTCTAAAATAAACCCTGTACAACACGTAGACAAAAGCTTGACTATATCTAATAAAGGATTATCAGGAATAAACAATGATAGATCTTATACTGTGCCTAAAAGAAGATGGGATAAATCATTCTACGGTACTATGTCAGACGTATCTCCTTACGGTCCTAAAACAGGAGTTACTAACCACTTAGCCGTTAATCCTAATATAACAGATATAAGAGGATATTTTAAAGATAAAGAACCAGAAGACGTTACTCCTAGTGAAGCTATGTCTGTATCAGAAGCTCTAGGAACATTCTCACAAAAACACGACTCTTCTCCACGTACAGCGATGGGTATGATGCAATTTAATCACTTAATGGGAGCAGAGGGTAGTGAGCCTTCTTTAGTCACTTACGGTATGGATGAGATGATGGCTTCTTTAGACACTGACTTTTCTAAAAGATTAGCAGATGATGCTGAAGTTTTAATGATAAATGATAAGTATCTTAAACTACGTTATCCTAAAGTATTAGTAGACGGTAAGCCTTACGAAGAAGTAATCCACTTAGACGCAGTAGAACGTAACTCTGCTAAAGCATTCTTTATACCAAATACTTTAGTATTAAACAGTAAATTGAAATTAAAGAAAGGTAGTAAAATACCTAAAAATACTATAGTAGCTTATAATCCTAATTTCTATCAAGAATTTGGATCAGAAATAGTATTTAAAAGTGGTCCTATAGTTAACGTAGCTATACATAGTACACAGTACGCTTATGAAGACGCTACTGTACTATCAGAATCATTGGCTAAAAAGCTACAGACTAAAATATTAAAAAGAATAGCAGTCAAAGTATCTCCTAGAATGAAGATATTTGAAGCTAAATTATCTCTTGGTAAGATATCAGCGGGAGATGTATTGATAAAAGTATCTGAAGATAGTGGATCAGAATATTTAAATGCTATGTATGATAGTGAGTCTTTAAATGATTATCTAATGAGAGTTAAGAAATCTAACTATAATGGTGTGATTAAAGATATATTCGTTTATTATAAATTAAGTCAAGATGATAAGAAACATATGGATCCTAGTATAAAGAAATTTATGACAGAAATAGATAAGTATTATAGAGAATTATATAATGGATCAGAGCTAGCTAAGAATTTACCAGCTTACGCAGTTAATAAATTAATAGACCATGTAACAGAATTTACTGATAATAGAAATAACAAGGTTAATGGTGATATAGTAGAAAAAGGAGAAATCTTAATAGAATACTTTATTGAGATAAATAAAAACTTCTCTTCCGGAGATAAAATTACTATAGGTAATACAGCATTAAAAGGAGTTACTTCTAAAATATTCCCTGATAATAAAATGCCTGTAGGTGTAGAGACTGGTAAAAGATATGACCTAATTCTATCAACCTTCTCTCCTCTAAAAAGAATGATTTATTCTACGTTCTTAAACGGAGTGCTTACTCAATGTATGCAAAAAATGAATAACGATATAAGAGATATTATTAAGAAGCATAAAAAATAAATTATTTATTAGGAGGATAATATGGCTAATAAAAAAGCTACTAGAGATGTGTTATATAATCTAGTAAAGAAGAAATTGGAAAAAGAAGAAAAAGGATACGGAGAATCTGGTGTTATAGACAATGACTTAGTATCTAAGATATTATTTACTTGCAAAGGAATAATAAATACTTATCCTAATTCGTTAGTAACCTCTGGAGAAGCGTTATCGCAAGATGATGTTAATACCTTAGACGCAGGGTTTTATCATTCTCAAAAAAGTATAGCTAAATTGAATAAATCTATCATTCCTTATATGGATTCTATAGAAGAAGACTGGAACGAAAATAAAGACTTAGAATCTTTAATGAATAACTTAAATAGATTAGATTTTGCTTTACCACAAAATATGATAGGATTCCCAACTGTATCTAGAGTAATAGAAAAGAATGCTAAAGCTGACAATATAGATGATGAAGATCAGTGGGCTTTAGATAAAGTTAGAGATGAATTATTTAAAGACGTAAAAACAATAACTCAAAGACTAATAGATTTTAATGATTTCTTATTTTCTATAAATTTAGATAAAAAATATAATCAAGAAAAAGGTGTTATAGACGACGTTACTCAATCTTTAGGAGCTTATGCACGGGTATTATATATTATAGGAACTTTCTTAGATGAGCAAATAGTACCTTACGAAAAAATAAAGGACTATAATAAGGCGGTACTAGGATAATGTCAGTTATAGATCTTTTAAAAGATATAAATGTAAATAATATCCATGATATACCATTTAGTGTATTTTTAAAGAATGAAATAAATAGAAGTGGTACTGGTCCTATAAATATAGAAACCTATAGAACTCTTAAAAGATTAGAAGCTTGCGGTATTCCACAGATATGTATGAGATCTGTGATATACGGATACGAAGATTTTCCATCGTTAACTATCTTCGATCATAACGATAAAGACTCTATTATAGAAGATAAGAGAAATTTATATAACAACATTAAGAGACTACAATCTATAATAAAAGAACATAATTTAATTCCTAGTAGATATGGTATTTATCCAGAAATGAATGATAATGAGATAATAGAATATCTAAGTTACATCTACTTTCTAATTTATAAAAAAGATTTATCAATAGATAATAAGAGAGGTATATTAAAATATCTTACTCTAGGAGTGTATAGAGCTAGAATTGTCGGTTATATACTAAATGATAATTTTGTTATACTGCCAGAAGTAGAATCCTTGGATGAGAAATACTCTATTAAAAAAGCTATAGATGAATATATAGAAGAAAATAATATTAAAATAACCCTCCCATTTTAGGGAGGGGCTTTTATGTTGATTATAAAGCATTTCTAAATCTAATACCATATTTCTCTTCCATTTTCTTGATATAAGCTTCCTCCGCATTTCCTTTATTTTTCTCTACACTCTTACTATCATATGGAATAGTATCTACTACTAAATCGAAATATAAAGATAAATAAGTGATAGGGAATATCACTCCATCTTCTTTAAATTCCATTTTAATAAAAAATTCTAATTGATCTTGTTCTTGTCCTATATCAGATGTAGTATCGTATATACGTCTGTAGGAGCCCATATTTGGCGTTCTGACGACATATTTTAATCCCAGCTTCCAAGCCCTAGCTAAAGTCTTAACTAGCTCAGGATCTCTTAAAGAACGCTCTATTTTCTCTCTTAATAAATTATTCATTTTTAACTTTTTATCTAATCTATTAAGTATCTCGTATATAATACCATCGCTGTACATCGACTTAAAAGTTTTTAAATCCAATTTAATCCCTCCTTCAAATAAAAAAAAAACAACATAAAAAACCTCTCCACAAATGGGAGAGGTTAGTCTATGTTATCTTCGTTTCTTTTTCTTTTTTGCCGCCTTTTTCTTTTGTTTCTTCTCTACGACGAATTTCTTGTATTGCGGCTTATCTGGGTGTATTCATGTCCTTAATGAAAGTTTTAATCACTTCTTCTATTGCTTCTCTAATAGCTAATAGATCATTAGAATTATTTACACCCTCTACCGCCTTTTGAGTAAGGAATCCAGTTTCTATTTCATGGAAGAATACATCTACGCTAATTTCTCCAGCATTCAACGCTTTCAATAATTCATAGATTCTTAATTTTCCATCTTCAGAAATAGTAAATTTCTTACCTTCAAGAGCTTGTACTGCTAAATAGTCGAGATCGTTATTAATTACGATTTTTACACCATTCAATAAACTTTCAGGACCTTTAGGTTCTTCTACAGGTTTTTCTGGTTCTTCCTTAGGTTCCTCAGGTTTAGGTTGTTCAGGAACTTCTGGTTCATCGTGTTTTGGTTCTTCTTCTTTAGGCTCTTCAGGAGTTTCTGATTCTTTTGGTTCTTCTGGCTTAGGTTCTTCTTTAGGACCTTTTACGTATACAGGTTTATCGGCAACTTTATCGATGTAGTAATATCTACCGTCTACGCTGAATATCTCTACACCTTCAGGAGCATCTTCTAAAATCATAGCACCTGTCTCAGCGTCAAATGGGTTAGTAGTTTTCTTTACGAAGACTTCTATAGCATTCCCATTTTCATCAAATCTTTTGACAAAGTACTTACCATCTCTTAAGAATACATCTTCACCTCTATTAGCCTCAGGAAGTTCTTCTTCCTTCGGTTTTTCAGGATCAGGTTCCTCAGGTTTAGGCTCTTCTGGTTTAGGTTCTTCCTCTTTTGGTTCCTCCACTTCTTTAGTAGGTTGATCTGGAGTAGGAACTTCGTCTTTAGGACTGTCTACGGGAGGATTCTCCGCTTTAATTGTTGTAAGAGCGTTTTTATGAGCTTCAGCAAATACTTCTGAATCTATAAGTAAATAAGGCTCTTTAACAACACCTAATTGATACAGAGTACCGTCAGCTGTGTGTATGAATGCCAATCTGAAGATATCCCCTTCTTCACCTAAATAATTAGGCTCTTTATAATAATGAAGAGTATCTCCATTTTTAGCCTCAAAAGATGTTCCACTGTACTTGTGGTACAATTCTGTCCAGTTTGCGATTAATCCTTCGTTGAACATTTCAACATTTCTAATGTCTTTTCCTAAAAATTGCATATATTTCCTCCTTGTAATATAATTTATAGAATATAAATTTTCTATATAAAATCGTTTTTACTCTCTTTATTGCATAATTAAGCTGAAAGAGAGATCCTGTTTATTATTTCTTTTAAATTTACCTTCTATTAAGTTATTATGTATAAAAATATAATATCCATTTTTTTGCATTTCTTTAGTTTCTTTGTATACACTTATTTTTGTACTAGATTTCAATGATTTAGTATCACATTGAAAATCTTTTATTAATAAACCATTGCTTCTCCATTCATAGTTTCCGGACTTAATAACACATGGCTTAGATGCACCATTAGATAAATAAATGTAAAATCTATGAATATTATGAATTTTTTCATACCCATAACTCAGTAGGGTAATTATTAACATTAAACTAAATATAATTTTTTTCATATTATTAGACACTCCTTTATTTAATTGCTATATCAAAATACCATATACCATACGATTTTGGTGTCTCTTCTACAACGTCTTTTGGACTTATTAATATAGGATACCCTTTATTAATAACATCTTTCCATTGTTGATACGCTACTTTTTGTTTAGGGTCTCTTAATTTAGACACGTCACAATTAAAATTAATTAAAATATATACGCCATCCTTAGGTCTAACATACATATCTTCAAAATGTGCTACACACGCATGCGTACCCTTCTTAATTCCTCCAGACATTTTTACGTTTGTTTCCATGTATAATTTATTATACACTTTATTATCGAGTATAGTGTCATACAATATCCCATGATAGTCTATGTAATAACCACTAAACGATAATACATTAATAACAAGAAATAATAATATTTTCTTCATGATACGTTCTCCTTATTTTTTTAATTTATGTTTCTTTACCTTTTCCTTTATCTGTTCTATCATATAATTATCCAGATTCTTTAGGTTGTTTTTTGTTGTCTTTAAATCGTCTGTGACAGTTTTTATATTATCATTTAATTCCTTTCTTTTATTTAACATACTTAAGAAATTACGTGATAATAGATATTCTACTACAGATCCCTTAAGATCCCATTTTTTCATTATCTTCTTAACTACAAGATCTTTAGTATCAGATGATTCTATCATTTTGATAAAGTCGCTTCTTCGTGCTTTATCTCCTAATATGAATGCTACTCCTTTAAGATTATCTAGTCTATTTTGTAAATTAACTATTGTATCTTCAAAGTATTTCTTTAATACCATACTTTTATATTTATAATGAGCTTCAAATATTTCTTGTACACTTACTCTGGCAGGTGTATTGAAGTCATTTAATATTAAAGAATAATTTAAAGTACTAGTGAATGGTGTACCATGTTTAAGGACGTCTAAGAATGGTTGTATAGACTTATCTCTTTTAATGATAATTTCTACTAATATGCCGTCTCTACTAGAAAGATCTCTTATACCGGAGTAGCCCTCTATATTCTTCATTCTAGCTTCGCAGACATTAATAAACTTAACTACCTCTACCAAATACGGTAGAGCTGTAACTCTTATTATTTGCTTACCTCTACTACCAGTATCAAGTTCATAATATCCTTGTACTTTAAGTTGTCCTTGTCCAGTTAAAACACCTTTTTCACTTTTATTAATTATTTTACATTTATTAGGAAATTCTACTTCTAGATTAGATAAAAGATATTTGCTAAATTTCTGTAATTTGGTTACATCTTTTCTACTTTCTATATATTTGATATAACACTTAGCTACACTCTCTAAAGAATGAGGAGGTGTTACACTTGAGTATCCTACAGATATTCCTTGAGTAGTACCCTGTACTAATCCCATTGGTAATAATGTAGGAAGTACTACTGGTTCTAATACCCCAGGATCATTCTTGTATGTCGTTTCCATATTAGTAAAATAGAAATCTTCTGGGAAATAGAAATCTTTTACAAACTCACTTAAAGCAGCTTCTGTATAACGCATAGCAGCGAACTCACTAAGAGAGTCTGTTATGTAACCAAAGTTACCTTGAGAAACTACGAAAGGTCTTTTAAACCTATCTTTCTGTCCCATTACTACTAAAGCTCCATATATTCCTACATCTCCTGTAGTAACATATTCCATAGTCTTCCCTACTATAGAAGCACATTTCTCGAAGTTATATATTTTATTCTTCCACATAGTGTACAGTACTCTTCTTTGTACAGGTTTAAGTCCATCTATAATATGTGGAACCATTCTCCCGAAGCTACTAACAGCATAAGGAAGGAAGCTGTCTTTCATCAGCTCCCCTATTTCTACATCAATTATTTGATTTTGTTTTTTCATAGTAAAATATTTATCCTTTCGTTATATTGTGTAATAATTTTACTATTGTTTTCCATCGAATGTTATACCATATCTATTATATAATACATTTTTCAATACAGGCAGCATCAATATACGGAAATTAGTATGATATTTATTATCTAATTGAGACATATATACCGAAGGGACATACAATTCTTCAGGCCATTCCGGGGTATCAGACATGGTTATAACATCACTAATTACCATTGTGTGTGCCATATCCTCCGGACTGTTTACCCAATAATAGAGAAGTATTTCATACATTCCTTCTTGGTTTTTATTAAGATAATATTTGAAATGAACATTTCCTTTCTCGCTATTGACTATAAATAATTTACTGTCTAAGTAATCTTTAGGTGCTATTCCATCTAGTCTACTGAGACACCCCATTAAATTATCTATAGGATCTAGAGACGGTAACTCTGATTTCTTATTTTCTGCCAAATCAGAAACAAGTCTAACCGTGTCCATAATTGTTTCCATAGCACTAATGAATGTACTCATGTAAGGGTATCCGTATAGGCAGCATAGCTTATAAATAAACTGAGCTAAATCTTTGAATTCGTCTGGTAGATTCTGATAATACTCCTCTTTTATTAAATCTTCCAGACTAGTTTTGTTATTATAAGAACTCTTTATTCTACTCCCTTTAAAATAAAAAGTAGATTTGTGAGAAAATTCCTTATTCTCCTTCTTATCCTTATTTTCGGTAGAGACTATAATATTAAAGTGAGATGATTGTATCACGTTTGATATAATTCTAACAATTATCTTCTTTCCACCTTTCTCAACTAAATAACTAACTGAATCTCCGTCTAAATCGATATTTAACATTTTTTATTCCTCCTATTTATTTTAATATAATATCCATAACTATTCCTACAAATATAACAATCCCAGAAGAGATCGTCAATAATTTTAATAAGGAAAAGGCAGCCCCTATCTCCTCTTCTGTCCGATCTTCACCGCTCATATAAGAAATTAGTCCGATACAAATTATGACTAATATTATCGCAATACCTTTTATATCGTCAATCATATTTCACCTCTAATTTATATTTTTCTTTTCCCACATTTTATCCACAGATGTCTTAGATTCGATACCTAGATGTCTTTCTATTTTAGACATCCTATTATCGAAGTCCATGAATATAGCTGCACTCATACTATGTAGATCAGACTGCTCCTTTAATCGGTCATATAGACTCTGTATTATTTCATTTTGCTTCTTCATTCTTTTAGTAATTAAATAACAATAATGAGCTAGAAATCCTGTACTTATAGAAAGTATCATTGGTATAAGTTTATTTATTATATTTATCATTTATATCACCGTATACCTTTCTGAAAGTATTACAGAGATCGAGTAATTCTTGTGCATCTCTGTCTAGTTGTGAAGCATGATCCTTGGTGAAACTACCCATAGGAATTCCTGTAAAATTTAATACTTTATGCAATTGCATTATTATAAAATTTTTACACATTCCTTTAGTTAGTAATCTTCTCATCTCACTACCTTTTATTTTTATCTTATAATTTTGAAATAATGTATCCATAACTATTTCCGTGTCATCAGAAAACATTAATTCTTTCTTTTGCTTTTGTATATTTTCTAATATATCCAGTAATTCTTTTACATCATCATTTGGTAAATTTACATCCATTCTTCATCCTCCTCTAATGCTTCTTTATATAAAAACTTTTTGCCATAATCCATATAAGCTGGTATTATCTTGAGTATATCTTTTAAAGTATATATAAACCTCGTAATACCAAAACCTGGTCTAAAAAATAAAGAATTAGCTTTTACTATATGATCTATAGACCATATATCACTATTCTTTAATATCTTGTAATGTAGTAATGTATCGTCTTTTCCAGAAGTGAACGGATCTATACCTCTTGAGAAATAGAGAGATGTAGAATTCTCTAATTCCTGTACAACTAGACCAAAACTATCTTCGTCGTCTAAGTCATCAAAAAATCTAGATAAATCCTCTATATATTTTTTAATTTCATCTCTGATTTTATTATATTCTTCAGATACATCCTTATCTTCGAAAATGAAGGTTCTCCCGTTAAAGGGAGCTCCTCCATAATACATTATTTTTAATAATTCTTTTTGATACTTTATCATTATTTTTCCTCCTTTATTTGATCTAAATATTTTTTACCATCTATAGTTAAATTTCCATAAACAATCTTAAAGAAATTACGAAGTACTTCTGGATAATACTTTTTATAGTCTACGACTTCTTTTCTGTCGTGTATAGATTTAACTATAAATGCTGGATCTAAGTTAGGGAAGAAGTTTACAAAAGTTAGATCTCTAATACCCACTAACCCATTCATACATAAGATTAGATCATTTCCTTCTCTGTTAAATTCCATATAAGTAATATCTTCACCTCCTATTTCCTCATGGAATTTATCTATTAATTCTCTCCATTCACTGTAATAATTTACTATATCATGTAATTCATCTTTAATCTTGTCCAAAGATTCATCTGTGAGATTTTTGTCTGAAGGATCATTCTTATAAGATGGTACTTTGACGTGTCCTAAACTGAAGTCTTCTAAGTTTTCTATATATATCATATAAGTACTTCCTGGGATAGATTTATCAGTAGCACCGTTAAATAAATTATATTCAACATATCTGATGTTATCTGCGGACAGGTCTACAAATCCTACTCTTTGCGTACTAAAGTTAAAGAATAGATTGTCTCCTAATCTGTAGCTATTTATATCTTTCCCTCTCTTCAGACATAATTGATAATTATTCTCATCTTTTACATCATTTATAGTAAGATCCTTTACTTCGTCATACCAAGCTATAGATGGATCATGAAAGCTCTTTCCTCCTATACCCATATTAGAGAATACTTCTTCGATATTCTCGGATATAGACCCTAGTGTTCTACCAGCAGCATGATCTCCGAATACTTGTGGTGGTAAGTCCATAAATCCGCCAAAATCACATGAATTGAAATAAAAATGATACATAGGATATGTATATTTTATAGATTGTGTCGAATTGTACTGTGTCACCATGTTAGATGAATTTTTATCTTTCTTACTAATACCAACATAATTGAGCGATCCATCTACTATATCGAAATTAATTATGTGATCTCCTATTATTTTATTATACGATTGATATAAGCTATCTAACACTGTAAATAATATTTTCTCCTCTCCTTTGTTTTTCCAATCGATATACTTTTGTCTATTTTCGGTATAACGATCTTGACTTTCTTTATAAATAAAGTCATTAGCCAAAGAATCAGTATTTATCTTACCATTGGTACTAATTGCTACTACGTCAAATAGAGACTCGCACTTCTCAATATCGCTTCCCCTTAGTATAATAGGTTCTGTACCGAAACGTAGATCATTCTCTTCGTCGACAAATGATATATCTCCTACAAAAATTTCTAATTCTCTTTCTTTTAAATTAGCCTTGTTTAAAACAAACTTTTCTCCCATAGATACTTCTAATCTGTAATTTTTCATAATCTTTTCCTCCTAAATTATTTTATTATTTTGAATTTTTGATTCTTGTTAGAATCACCTTAATAATATATAATTTCAAAAAAATAAAAAAAAAAAGAATCCCATTACTGGGATTCCTTCTTATTGAAGATGCGTCTATTACGACGCAATTCTTCGTTGAACTTTCTTTCTTGCAAGCTGATCTCTCTAGCTGAATTTTCGTTAACCTGTTTAGACAGTTCTTTTTGAGTATTAATTATCAAAGCCGTTATTTCCTTTATTGCAGGAATTCCTAATTCTATAATATCTTTAGCATCAAATTCTTGTTCGATTTCCAACCCGTCTACTTTAACTGCACCATCTAAATCTAATTTGCTACTTCCAAATTTAACTTCAAATCCTTGTAATTGGTATTTCATTTTCATTTTCTTCACCATTGACCAGAATCTTTCTGGTCCCTTTCTTTTTTTTTAGTTTGATTTTGTGAATCCAAGAAGTTCTTCTTCTTGGTATTCATATATATAATATATATCTATATAATATTAAGCTTTTTATAGATCTATATTTTTACTCAATACATCTTTTAAAGAAAGTCTATCTCCGTCTCTGTCTCCTGAATCGAGTAAGTTAGCGGCTCTAGGTTTTAATGAAAAATCGTTGTCGTAGTTGTCGTATAATTCCTTTTTGCATTTATTACATAATCCACCATAATTAGTTAGATTATTCTCCATACTCAGATCTGCCCCACATCTGTCGCATAATAGCCCAAGGGATATTAATATTACTTCTTTTTGTGTTAAGCACCCTCGACATACCACATCTCTGAAATCATCTGTGATGAAATACCCCTGTCGTACATTATTAACTACTATACTAGAATTAGTATGATATAAGAAATCATTTCTTCTATCTATTATAACACCTTTAACATTCTGATGATTTAGTAATTGATCTTTTGTATAATCAATATCATCAAATGTAGATATAAATCTTCTAACTTTCATTAGAATCATCTTCATTTTCGTATAAGATATCTTCTATTTCCACATCATCGATATTAACGTCTTTCTTTTTATTTTTAGCTAATACGTCTAATACAGCTTCTAAAGATAGATCACAATAATCATCTTCCCAATCTGCTATGTAATATAGCTTATCTGATATATGAATGAAATCATTATCGAACGGCATAGTTGTTCTACCGTCTCCATCGTTTATTTTAAATCTATTCTTGAAATACCCAAAAAGAATAGGATCCTTTAACCTATTTCTTTCCTTTTCTATTTCTTCTTTTACAGCTGGTTTATCGTTAATTCCATCTGGATCTTCTGGTTCATTATATAGTATAGCGAAATTATCAAAAATACCCATTTCCTTAACTCTTATTAATTCAGTAGCTACTTCATCAGGAATTAATCTTTCAAAGTGTTCTAGTTGGATTATTTTTGTATTTTGATTTTCTACCAAAGCTATATATCTCTTAACATCGTTTAACCAAACGTATTTAGGAGACAGCCCATTTTCTAGTATTTTCTTTTCCTTTTCTAATACCTTTTTAACGAATGCTAATCTAGAAAGAAGCAACTTCTGCCCTAATAAATGAGCTTTATTGCATTCTGGCTCTATCTTTTGTAAGTTTTCTTCTATTATAGTCAGATCTAATTCGTTTCCTTCTTCTGTATGCTTCATCAGGTCCATGAATTCTTTTACTGATATTACAGCTCTCTTAATAAATCCTACTTCGTTCTTTTTCTTTTTACTCATTATAATTCCTCCTTAGCTTTCTTAAGATAATCCATAACTTTCATCTGAACTTCTATTACTTTTTCTTGAGCGTCTATCATATCTTGTATTAATTCTTTCTGTAATTGTAGATCATCTATGTTATTTTTAACTAAAGTCCACAATACTTTCCAAGTACTGTCAACCGTTTCCTTTCCGTAATTAGGCTTATATGTGGATCTTTCTTTTTCCATAATTAAATCTTCTGGTAAAGGTTTTAGATTATCTTCTTTTAAATCTTCTATTTTTACTTTATGTAACTTATATTTTGCGACTTCTTCTAAATCAGCAACTTTAGGATGATATCCTCCTAATTTAGAAAATACACCTTCTTTCAATATATGTATTTCTTCTGGCGATAAGTCGTTTATGATTTTACTATTTGTTCCTCTAGAGATATGAAATCCTGCTGGGAATCTAGACGTATGAGGTTCGATATACTCTGTAAATTTTAAAAGATCATCTACTAAAGCTACTTCTGCTATACTGAATGTATCTTCTGTTGATAAATCCATATAAATACTATCTTCTGTATGAGCTAGTAACAGTTTATCTTTGTTTAATGTTCTTCGATAATCTAACATCTCATCTGCAACTAATTTTAGAAATTTATTAAATAAATCTCCGTGTAAATTCATCATCGACCAGACTGTTTTTATATTGAGAACCAATTTAGATCTACTAGTAGTATCATTGTCTTTATCTAAATTACAATATGCCCTATAATAGTCCATTAATTCGTCTGGTAAACTATTTAACGGATCTAATTCTGTTTTATGACTAATATCAAAATCTTTTATTTTAAAAGCTGTAGCTGGAATGATTACTGGATCACCCCACTTACCATTTTCATTTATTAGATCACCAAATTTAAACTGATAACTTCCTTTTTCTATTTCTTCCACGGTCATAGGCAGTATTATAGGTTTTTTCAATATCATCATCTCAATCCCTCCAATTTAGTTTGTGTATTTGTCGCTATTTGTATTAGTTGATTTGTAGTTAGAAATTCTATTTCTAATAATGGTCTTAGAGAATCTACTGTTACTATGTCATTTTGTCCATAGTTAATATTTCTCCATTGACCTGTATTTTTAGACGTGAATATAAAGTCCCATATTCTGTAAGGAACACTATCCTCATTGTACATTCCGTCTTCTATTAATTCTGTCTTTAAATCAAAAAATTTTTCTAAAGTAGTCATTAATCATCTTCCTCCTCTTCTTCATCTAGTATATCAGCGTAATCGTCCAGATCATCTTCTTCCTCATCGTCGTCTTCAAAAAAGTCGTCTAAGTCAATGTCTATTTGATCGTCTGTAGGTTCATCATAATAGTCGTCTATCATTTCACTTAAGGCGTATTGTACCTCCGTTGCTATAGACTCTATTTTCTGATCAGAATACATATTAGGATGAGTATCTTCGATAAGCTCCATCATCTCTTCTTTATCGATCCAACCGTCCCTGTCTACTGTTAACCTAATATCTTTTTCTGGGTCTTCGTCTTCGTCTAGGTTCAAATTAAAATTAAATTCATTATCTCCTGGTCTATTTCTATACTCCAGTGAGAATTCATTTTCCAAATCGTAATTGTTTTTCATAATTATATTACCTCCTTAGATTTTTTAGAAGGCTCTAACATAGCCTTCGAAATTAAAATTTTGTGCTTTTCTAGTACTTTATTTAGATCATCTGGATAGATACCAACCTCTCTAGACTCATCTACAAAACTTATATCGTTTCCATATTTTTCTTCGATATAAGTTCCTACAGACGGACAATTCTCTTCTACCCACATTTTAGAAGTTACTTTACCGTAAGTATCTACGACATTGTAATCTAACGAATGTGAGAAGAATACAACCTCCTTTTTGTTTTTTCTCAATGGGATAACTACCATCCCATGTTGATGTAATTTGTATTGTATCATTGCTGATACCTCCTTTTATTTTGAATTTTTGAACTTTCGTTCTTGTTTATAATATATAACTATGAAAAAATAAAATATTATGCGAACAATATAAAAAGCCCCCCCCAATTAAGGAGGGGGATATTTTTTTTTTTTATTTGTTTTTTTACATTTTTTTTT